TTATCATGAGCAATTCATTCTCAAAAGAAGAGCGCGTAGCGTTCGAAGACATTCTTGAAGGCTTCCAGGACTTGCTGGTTCTGTCGCGTCACGTCTCGGTCTACAACACCGACCAGACGATGATGGCCCGTACCAACGACACCATCTGGCGCCCGATGCCCTACATCGCCCAGTCGCAAACCAGCGCACCCGGCACGCCTGTTACGTACCAGAACATGACCCAGTTGTCAGTTCCCAGCACCATCGGCTTTAGCCAAACGGTGCCTTGGACCATGACAACCCTCGACCTGCGCGATGCACTGCAAGAGGGCCGCCTGGGCGAGAGCGCGAAGCAGAAGTTGGCCAGCGATATCAACGTGGCGATCATGAACACCGCAGCCGCTCAGGGCACGCTGGTGGTTCCTATCGTTGGCGCCGCCGGTGACTATGACGACGTGAGCCTGTGCGACACGATCATGAACGAGCAGGGCGTGCCTGACTATGATCGCTTCCTGGGCCTGTCCAGCCGCGATTACAACGGCATGGCCGGCAACTTGGCGGTGGCGACTCGCTCCTTCGGCAACCCGAAATCTAACCTCGCTTACGAGCGTAACCAGGTCGGGATGGTCGCGGGCTTCGACACGTACAAGTTCGACTACGCCAACCGCATCGCCGTGGCAGCTGGTGGTGTAACCACCATTGACACTAGTGGCGCTCAGGCTCAGTACGTTCCTCAAGCTACCTCGACCTCGGTCGGCGGCCAGATCAACGTAGACAACCGCTACCAAACCGTCACCGTGTCCAACTCGGCTGGCGTTGTGGCTGGTGATGCGTTCACGATTGACGGTATCTACGCGGTGCATCACATCACCAAAGTGGACACCGGTCAACTGAAGACCTTCCGCGTTATCAGCGTTCCCGCCGGTGGCGTGACCTTGGTCATCAGCCCTCCGATCATTGCAGCCACCGCACCGGCTACCGATGCTGAACTGCAGTACAAGAACGTGCAGCTGGTTACCGCTGCCGGCGCTGCAGCACTGAACTGGCTCAACACTGGAGCCTCGGCAATCAATGTGTTCTGGCAAAAGGATTCGCTGGAAATCCTGCCAGGCCGTTACGCCATCCCGTCCGATGCTGGCACCGCAGTGATGCGTGCTACCACCGACCAGGGCGTGGAACTGGTGATGCAGAAGTTCTACGATATTGACAGCATGATTATCAAGTACCGTCTTGATACCTTGTTCGGTGTTGTGAACAAACAGCCGGAAATGTCGGGCATCCTGCTGTTCAACCAGTAATTTGTGCAATAAGATCGTGGGGGCTTCGGCCCCCGCTTTCGCATAAGGATCGTGCCATGCCCCTAAAAAAAGGCTACTCCGAAAAGTCGATCTCTAAAAACATCGGCAAAGAGATGAGGGCAGGGATGCCCCAGAAGCAAGCCATCGCCGTTGCGCTATCCACCGCCAGGACTGCTGCAATGAAGGCTGGAAAGCCCGGCAAAGCCCCAGCAAAGGCCAAGAAGTAATGCAACTCCCGGCCATGCTCTACCAGTCGCCAGGGCAAATCCCAAAGCCTGGCGGCACTGGCACCTACAAGATCATCGGCGTACAGACCCAAGAGCAGGCCGACGCCAAGCTGGCAGCCGGCTGGTTTGCATCGTCCGATGAGGCTATCATTGCTGCTGGCGACAAGGCCGGCGGCCCGGTTAAGATAAAGGCCAAGTGGCTGCGCAAGCCAGTCAAGAAGCGCAAGCCTTCAAAGCCGCTAGACTGGCGCGAGTTGGCCAAAGCGGCAGCACCAGCCCCAAAGGATGACGCACCACCAACGCGGCAAGAGCTTGAGCTCAAAGCGCGAGAGCTAGACATTCGCTTCGACGGTCGCACGCCGGACAGAAAGCTGGGACAATTGATCCAGCACCGAATCACAGGAGTCTGAGCAATGGGATGGACCAAGCGCCAGTTCGTAACGCAGGCCTTCGAGGAAATCGGGCTGGCGTCCTACGTCTTTGACCTCACGCCGGAGCAACTCGACAGCGCTCTGCGCCGACTCGATACCATGATCGCATCCTGGAATGCACTCGGCATCCGCCTGGGCTACCCGCTCCCCTCGAGCCCACAGGACAGCGATCTGGACGAACAGACCAACGTCCCGGATTCATCCAACGAAGCGATCTACACCAATCTCGGCGTCAAGCTGGCCCCGAGCTACGGCAAGCAGGTCATGCCCGACACCAAGATGACAGCCAAGGAGACGTACAATACCCTCCTGTCCAGGGCCGCCATGCCGATTGAGCAGCAGATGCCAGGAACCATGCCATCTGGCGCAGGCAACAAGCCTTGGAGGGTCTACGACAATCCATTCCTGGCGCAGCCTGTCTACCCAACCCTGGCCGGCCAGGATGGGCCGCTCGAATACACCTGAAAGAGGCCACACATGCCGACGATCAATCAACTAGCAGGCCTCAGTCAGGTATCCGGTGGCGATCTGCTGCCGATCTACGTTCCGAACAACGGCGATGCTCGCAAGGTCTCTGTCAGTCAACTGCTGGCGTACTTCCAGACCGTCTTCGCAGCGCCGACCGTCTCCACGAACCTCTACACCCCAGGCGCCGGGTTCAACGTCACCGTTCCAACGCCAGTTAGCGAACAGCAGTGGATGTTGCTGCAGCCGGCTGGCACACTGGCCACCGGCACGATCACGCTCCCGCTCAACACCGGGACGCCAGACGGCACGCAGTTGCTGGTAACCACCACGCAGATCATCACGGCATTCACGCTGGCGCTTAACGGCGCTGCTGCGGCATTCGGAGCGCCAACCACCCTGGCCGCCAATGCGTTCTTCACCATGCGTTTTTACCAAGCGACCAACTCTTGGTATCGCATCGGCTAATTTTCAGGAGACGAACCCCATGCCCTACAACTCAGCCCCATTTTCGCCAGGCTACAACCGTGGCGTCATCGTGTCCCCAGGAGCGGCATCGGCCACCGCAACGGTTACTGGCGCTACGCAGACCGTCTGCCTGACCAACCTCGGCGCAAATGTCTGTTACATTCGATTCGGTGAAACCGCCCCGGTGGTCGCGACCACAGCAGATTACCCGGTGCCGGGAGGCGCACAGGTAACCATCACCAAGCCCGGCGATTACAGTTTAATGGCGTACATCTCCGCAGGCGGCACGTCCCTGCACGTCATGCCCGGCGAGGGCTTCTGAGATGTACCCGCTGACTCGGCTGCGCTTCCGTATTCGATTTTGGAATATCGGTGGCGGCCCAGTTGCCGGAGCGCTGTTGCAGGAGGATGGGTTCTTCCTGCTGCAAGAGGATGGCGCGTATATTCTGCTTGACTAGGGCATCATGGGCGCCAAAGACTCAAGACTGGATAGGGCTGGCGTCGCGGGCTACAACAAGCCCAAGCGCACGCCATCGCATCCGACAAAAAGCCATGTCGTTGTAGCCAAGGCCGGCGACCAAGTGAAGACCATTCGCTTCGGGCAGCAAGGCGTATCCGGGTCGCCGAAGATGGAGGGCGAGTCGAAGGCGTCACAGGCTCGCCGAGAGTCATTCAAGGCCAGGCACGCCGAGAACATCTCCAAGGGCAAGATGAGCGCAGCGTATTGGAGTGACCGCGTGAAGTGGAAATAATCCAAAATGGTATTACAATGCACCAAAGGAGCAGCGTATGCCAAATGGAAATAATAAACATGAAGTGCAGTGTCCAAACTGCGGAGAAAAACGGATGGTTCGGTCAGATGTCATTGCGAGAGTGCTAGGTCAGGGTAAACCCCTGATCTGCAAGCCGTGCCATAACCGGATGCGGTTTGATGGCCGCGACCATCCGCGCAAAGGCACTGGTGTAAAAAATGACCCAGATCTAGCCAGGACTCAAAGCAGCTACTACAAGGCAAAACAGCGCTGCAAAATGGGCGAGAAGCATCATGCGTGCTATGAGCAAGTTGAGTTTAAGTTTGGCGCGCTTCAAGAGTTGGTCGACTGCATTGGCATTCGTAAAGAAGGAATGACGCTTGACCGTATTGATCCGCTAGGGCACTATGAGCCAGGAAATGTGCGCTGGGCCACAATGGCGCAACAAAGCGCAAATCGTCTACCGCGCGGCTATTGGCAAAAACAAAATGAAGCGGTGACCTGAATGCAAATTCCAATCCTGAACGGAATTTACACTGACGGCACGCCGGAGATCCGCACCAGCTACCCCGTCAATCTGGTTCCCGTCCCAAAGGTCAGCGGCATCAGCAACGGCTTCCTTCGCCCAGGTGATGGCATTGTCGCCAATGGGACAGGCCCAGGCATCGACCGTGGCGGCATTGAGTGGAACAACATCTGCTATCGGGTCATGGGCACCAGACTGGTATCAGTCTCAAGCAGCGGCGCTGTAACCGTCCTGGGCGACGTTGGCGGGCCAACCACCAACTTGGTGACCTTTGACTACAGCTTCACCAGCCTGGCGGTCGCGTCCGGTGGCCGCCTGTACTACTGGAACAGCACCGCAGGGCTGCTGCAAGTCACAGACCCAGACCTTGGCTTCGTGATCGACTTCTGTTGGGTCGATGGCTACTTCATGACCACCGACGGCCAGTACCTGATCGTCACAGAGCTAAACGATCCATTCGCCGTCAACCCGCTGAAGTACGGGTCAAGCGAAGCGGACCCCGACCCAATACTGGCGCTGCTCAAGCTCCGCAACGAGGTTTACGCTCTCAATCGGCACACCATCGAGGTCTTCAACAACGTGGGCGGCGATCTGTTCCCATTCGCAAGGATCGAGGGCGCTCAGATTCAAAAGGGCGTCATCGGGACTCAGGCTTGCTGCGTTTTTGTTGATGCGATGGCATTCCTTGGCGGCGGTCGGAACGAGGCACCCGGCATCTATCTTGGCGTCTCCGCAACGACAACAAAGGTCAGCACTCAAGAGATCGACAACATTCTTCAGCGGTACACCGAGGATCAACTGAGCACGGTAAAGCTGGAGGCCAGGAACGACAAGGCTCACGAACACCTCTACGTTCACCTGCCAGACCAGACGCTGGTCTACGACGCATCTGCATCGCAAGCACTGCAAGAGCAGGTCTGGTTTGTTCTGGTCAGCACCACCACTGGCATCGCGCAGTACCGGGCCAGGAACATCGTCTGGTGCTACAACAAGTGGCTTGTCGGCGATCCGCAGTCCAACGCCATCGGGTATCTCGTGCAGGACACCGGCCACCACTGGGGCCAGCAAGTGCGCTGGGAATTCGGCACGCTCATCGTTTATAACGAGAGCAACGGAGCCATCTTCAACAAGCTAGAACTGGTGGCATTGACGGGAAGCGTTGCGCTAAACACGCAGGTTATCAGCGGCCTGCTCCAAGAAGACGGGTTCTTTTTGCTGCAAGAGGACAACCAGTACATCCTGCTCGAGCTTGCTGTTTCAAATTCAACAGCACTAGACAACCCGCAGATCAGCACCAGCTACTCGCTAGACGGCAGATCGTGGAGCCAGGACAGGTTCATCTCAGTCGGCACCACAGGCGACACCAAGAAGCGCCTGGCGTGGTTCCAGCAGGGCCACATGCGCAACTGGCGCATCCAGCGCTTCAGGGGCGACAGTAGCGCACACGTGTCGTTTGCCAGGCTCGAGGCCCAGCTAGAAGCACTGGCGTTCTAATCCATGGCAACCACTGCGCCGAACTCTCGCAAGCTCAATCTGACGCGGGATCAGCTCGCGCAGTTTTTGACCGACCAGCAGCAGATCAGACAGTTTGAGCTGCTGTTTTCCGTTGCCGATACAGCACAGTACATTCCAGACGAGGTGCTGGAGATCAACATCGCTGCCGGCAATGCCCAAGCCACGGCGAATGATGCACTGGCGCAACTCACGCGCATCGCCAATGCGGTAGAACTGCTGGCGGCGGCCCCAGTCATTGAGAACAACAACTCTGTTGTTACTGATTACATCGACTTCGATCAATCCGCACCACACGTTTCCCGCATGGCACGCATGGCGTGGAACGAGACAGACCAAACCGCTGACCTGGGAATGGAATACGGCGTGGTGCAGCAGATCGGGCTAGAAACCTACGCTAGAGTGGCAAACTTTACCGGCTCCACCATCCCAAACGGCACGGTGGTAGGCTTTACAGGAGCCTTCCCCGATAGCGCGTTGTCGATTGCTCCATACCTAGCAAATGGCGCAACAAATACGCTATATGTTGTTGGCGTAATGACGCACGATTTACCGGACACTGGAGAAAAAGGATACTGCACTGTATGGGGGTTTGTGCGCAATCTGGACACCAGTGCGTTTACGTTGGGCGACATTTTGTACGCCTCGCCTACCGTGGCCGGAGGGCTTACCAATGTTAAGCCTACTGCGCCAAATAACGTGGTTCCAATTGCAGCCGTTCTGCAAGTTGGCACAACTGACGGCGTTATATTTGTACGCCCAACCATTGAACAGCAAATTTATTACGGCGAATTCACCAAAACAAATAGCCAAAGCCCTGCTGTAATCAACACGGCTTATCCGTTGCTGTTCACTAATACAGAGATCGCCAATGGCGTCAGTATTGGCGGAACAACATCGCAAATTATTGTTGCCCAGGCTGGCTTGTACAACATTGCCTGCTCGGTACAGATTACATCAACCAATTCATCTCAGAAATCTATTTGGGTTTGGTTGCGATTGAATGGCACAACTGACTTTACTAATTCAGCTAGAGTTGCTTCTATAACTCTTAATAATGGGTATTTGGTAGTAACGCTAAATGAAGTTGCGTCCTTGCTTGCTGGTGATTTTATTGAAGTAATGTATGCCGCAAATAATACTAACGTTAGTATTTCAACCGTAGCGGCTACCGCTTTTGCCCCAGCAGCGCCAGCCGTCATCCTTGCCGTCACTCAAACTGAGCAATAAAAGCCATCATGACCGTAACCGTAAAAGTCCTAATCCCAGCAAAGCAGGCCGAGAACAGCCAGACCACGCAGTACACCGCCATCAACTGCAAGGCGATCATCGACAAATTCACCGCCACCAACACTAGCGGCGGCAACGTGACGATCGGCGTCAACCTGGTGACCAGTAGCGGCAGCGCTGGCGCGGCCAACCTGATCGTGGACACTCGCAGCATTGCACCGGACGAGACCTACACGTTCCCGGAGTTGGTTGGCCAGGCGCTAGAGACCGGAGGCCTCATCTCTACCATTGCCAGCGCAGCCACATCGCTGACCATCCGAGCATCAGGCCGCGAAATCACCTAAAGGAACGCAGCATGAAAGAATTTATGGTCATCCCCAAGGGCTTTGCAGGCCTGCCGATGGGCGAGGAGTTCATCAGCACAGCCGAGAACAAGAAGAACACCGATACCGTCATCGAGGACTGGATGCTCGGCCCCGAGAGCCCAAGCAACGAGCCAACGGCCAACAAGGTCTATTGGGTCGCTGTTGGCAAAGCCATGCAGGTGGACGAGAAGGAGGCTCGGCGGCGCAGGTGCTCAAACTGTGAGTACTACGACAACAGCACCATGACGCAGGCTAAAATGGAGCGCATCCCTCGCAACGACTGGGACACCGAGGCCGGGTTCCGAGGCTACTGCAACAAGTTCGAGTTCATCTGCCACGACTTGCGCGTCTGCCAGGCCTGGGAAGAGCGTGAATTTGAGATGGAAGATTGAACGTTGTGACCAACCTTGAATGGCTCATAGAAAACCTGCGCAAGGTTTTTATCTTGCCAGAGCCAGCCATCGAGTGGCTGGTGATGGTCTATGACGCCATTCAGGTCTTTGATGACATTGCAGACGGCGATGCGGTCAAGCGCAAAGACCTGAACGCCACCATCTGGAACGTTTTCGTAGGCATGCCGCAGAACCAATTCTTTGCCGCCAACTCGTGCCATCTGCTGCCAATGCTTGCGGTCTCGGTCTTGAAGTGGCAGGCATCAGACAGCGCCGAGCGCAGCGGGCATGCAGATGCAAAATCTTTCATTTGGCGAGCCGGGTACTATGATCTGATCCTGATGGCTGTTACGCTATCGCATGGCTCGGGCTTCGCAACCAAAAACGCACATCTTGTCATGAACCTGTACGGCGAAAAATTTGAAGATTACATGAAGGAGTTCGGCAATGCCTGATCCAGTAACCGGAATGATTGTGGCGGGGAGCCAGCTGGTCGGCAGTTCGATGCAGGCTAGCGCAGCCGGTGACGCTGCTGCCGCTCAAGGCGCTGCATCCCAGGCGGGCATCGAGGAGCAACGCCGCCAGTTTGACGAGATGCGCAAGCTCCTGCAGCCGTACACCGAGGCAGGCTTGCCGGCACTTGAGCAGCAGCAGACATTGCTAGGCCTCAGAGGGCCGGAAGCAGAGCAGGCCGCTATTGCCAGGCTCACCGGTGGCGAGACGTTCAAGGCCCTAGCTGCGCAGGGCGAAAACGCACTGCTACAGCAAGCATCGGCCACCGGCGGGCTGCGCGGCGGTAATCTGCAGGGCGCACTAGGTCAGTTCAGGCCGCAACTTCTGTCCAACCTGATTGAGCAGCAGTACGGACGACTCGGCGGCATGACAAACCTGGGCCAGGCCTCCGCCGCTGGCGTTGGGGCAGCCGGGATGGAGACTGGCACCAACATTGCCAACCTGCTCGGCCAGCAGGGCGCTGCAGAAGCTGGCGGCATCCTTGGCGAGGCCAAGGCCTATGGGCAACTGTTCAACTTGCCAGGCCAGTTTGTCGGCGCTCAAATCGGCGCTGGCAAAAAGCCAGGTTTTGGGTTCTAAAGGATAGAAAATGGCAAGCATCAATCCATTCCAACCGCCGATGAATTACGCAATAGACGTGCAGAGCCCATTCGAGGCGGCACTGGGCGGGTTCAAGCTTGGTGCTGCTGGTGCAGAGGTGCAGGCGCAAACGCAAGCGCGTGAGAAAGCTAAAACCTATCAAACTGGGATTGATGCTTTTTTCAAGAAACCGGCCGCAGAACGCACTTATTCTGACATTGAGCCTCTTCTAGTTGGGGCCAATAAGCAGCAATTTGACGCATTGCAGGCTGTTGCTAAAAATATGAATGATGAACAGTTGAATTCATCTAAGCGTCTTTATGGTCAATTGCTTGTTTCCCTAGAGCAAAATCCAGAGACTGCAAAAACAATTTTGCAAAATCGCATAGACGCAGAGACAAACCCTCAGCAAAAACTTGCATGGCAAGATATGTTAAAAACAATAAACATATCGCCTAAAATAGCTGCTGATAATGTTGAGTTACTTGGCACTGCAGCTTTTGGAAAAGATTGGTATGAGGGCATTACAAAAGTAAGGGAAGAGCGCAGGACTGCGGCTTTGGCGCCATCTAAAGTGATTGAGGCTAGGGCAAAGGCTGACCAGGCCGTAGCAGATGCAACCACGGCCCAGGCTACTGCTGGCAACGCAGCGGAAAAGGCAACAGCTGACGCGGCCAGAGCAATGGCGGAAGCACAAAAAGCGGCGGTAGATGCTAAGTTTGCAGAGCAGATCACACTTGCAGACCTTAAAAAGAAAGCCGCTGACCTTGGCCTGACAAAAGCTCAGACCGGATCGGCGCTGGCCCAAGCCAGAAACCTCAGCCTTCAGTCTAAAAGAGCGGTGCTTGAGTTGGAGGCACTCAAAGCCGGCACCCCCGACCCAGCTAAAGCATTCGATCAAGAGGAAAAGCTACGCAAGGAATATCAAGCCAGAACTAAAGCATATTCCGCACTTGGATCAACTTATGAAAAGATGAAATCTTCTTCTGAAGTACAGACTGGCCCAGGCGACATTGCGCTAATCACCGGGTTCATGAAAATGCTTGACGAAGAGTCAGTGGTGCGAGAAACAGAATTTGCACTTGCACGCGACACCGCAGGCCTGTATGAGGGCTTGAAAAATCAAGCCCAAAAACTCCAAAGCGGTCAACTTTTCAAACTAGAATCAAAACAGCGCAATGAATATACAGACTTGGCCAAGAAATACCTAGACTCAGCGCAGAAGAAGGCAGGCGATGACAAGAAGGCGCTCGGCGTGGTGGTCAAGAACTACAAGCTCAATCCTGACAACGTGTTCGGGCCTGAGACAACGGCAACCAACGATCCAAATATCGTGATAGTTGGTGGCAGGAATTACACGCGCCCCGCAAACTTCAATGATGCGCAGTGGGCCGAGTACAAAAAATCAGTGGGGGCGCCATGAGTCCAGAGGAATGGCTGGCATCTCAGACCAAGCAGGCTGCGCCAGCGGCCTCTACGCCCGCTCCCACGGCGCCTGCAGCGGCCCCAATGTCGCCAGAGCAGTGGGCGGCATCACAGCCTAAGATGGGATTCTTTGAGGGCTTGGCCGAATCGGTTACCGGCACCGCTCGAGCAACGCCTGAGACCCAAGCACTGCCCGAGTGGACGAGCATGCCAGAGCTCAACCAAATGAGCGTGGCATCGTTCAAGACAGCGCTTGGCTCACTTCTAACCAACCCCAAGGAGACGGTGCAGATTCTGCAGGCCAATTTTCCAGGCGTGCAAGTTCGCCAAGATGCCAAGGGAAATTACCTGCTTCGCTCTTCGGTTGACCAAAAAGAATACGCTATCCCGCCAGGCTTCAGCATGGGGGACATTCCACGCGCAATTGGCGGTCTAGCAGCATTCACACCGGCAGGCCGTGCGGCAACCATCCCCGGCGCAATCGTTGGCGCTGGCGCAACTCAAGCGGCGATTGAAGCAACCCAGGCCGGCACTGGCGGGAGCTTTAATCCTTTGGATGTTGCCGTAGCGGCAGGCACCGGCCCGGTAGGGCAGGTTTTGCAGCGCGTGATCCCTCCGGCTGTTCAGGCGGTCAGGAGAGGTGCGCAAAGCGTTACGGGTGGCCGAGCTCCAACCCCTATGCCGACGCCAGCAGTTCGCGTTGAGCCTATGATGGCTCCGGAGATTCCTGCGGCGGTGCCGGAGGTTGTGCCGCCAGTTGCCCCGGCTGGTGCACCAATGGGCACGGCAATGGCTCCTGGTGCCGCGGCGCCTACCGTATCCGTCATCGCAGAAGAAGAAGTCGGGAAGCTGGTCAAGCAGGCCGCAGGCACAGGATTCGGCTCGGCTGGCGCACGTGATCGGCTGGCCGATCTTGCCCAAGTCAACGTGGCGGCCAAGGAGGCAGCCGAACGCCTGGGCATTCAATTGCCTGCCGATGTGTTCAGTGACAACCCACAAGTTCGAGCAGCCGCAGGCCTGACCCGATCCGCCGCAGGCAGCGAGGCCGAAGCCGCTTGGCGCAACACCGTTACGCAGGCCGTGGACAAGGCCGACGATGTAATCAAGCAGTTTGATGCCACCTTCGTTGAAGGTGCGGTCGCGCCAGGCGTGGTGTCGCAGAAGATCAAGGACTCGCTGACCAAGACCCGAGCAGACCTAAACAAGCAGGCCAGCGACCTTTACATTGCGGTCGATAAGGTGGTGCCAAAAACATCGCCAGTCAGTCTGCCAAAGCTCCAAGCAACCCTTGCCGCCGTCAAAGCCGAGGTAACCGAAGAGGGCATGTCGGCAGCAGAGCGAAAACTGGCCAATATGATTGAGCGCGGTGGCATGACATATGGCCTGCTCAAGCGTGAAAAATCCCTGATTGGCAAAGCCATTGACAAGATGGAGTCGCCCTACGGCAGCATGGCCGAAGCGGACCTCAAGCGCCTGTATGCAGCACTGGCTGACGATCAACTGACGAACGTTGGCAACATCGGCGGCGAGGAACTACGCCGGCAACTTCGCGCAGCCAATCTGATCTATGCCAAAGAGAGAGCACTTGGCAAGCGCATCGTGAATGCGTTTGGCAATGACATTGAAGGCAGTCTGGCCAACAAGATGCGCACCGCCATCACTGGCGCCGCCAAGGGCGATGCGGGAGAGTTCAACCGCCTACTCAAGACCGTCCCTGAAGACCTGCGCAAAGAGACGGTTGCCACTGCGCTGGCGTCCGTCACTCGCTCGGCCAGGGGTGCCGAAAAGGGTGGCTTTGGGTTCTCAGAGTTCGCCGATATTTACCCGAAGCTGCGCGCCAATCCGCCCGTCTACAAGACCATCGTGGACACGCTCGGCGAGGGATCATCCAATGTGCTGCGTGATCTGTACGAGATCTCCAAGCGCGTCACCGATGCCAGGGCTCAAGTCCTGACAACCGGCAAGGCGAACCAGGCGCTGATGCAAGGCATGCAGGCCGAAAGCCTGATCGGCAAAGTGATGGAGAGCACATTGGCCAAGGGCCTAGTGACTGGCGCAGCAGCAATGGGCGGTCCGGTTGCGGCGGCAGCAACATCCGTGATAACCACTGCCATGACACAAGGCAACAAGGACGCTATCAAGGCGGCCGGAAAGCTGTTCGCTGATGAGGGTTTTCAGAAGCTCGCGGTCGAAGCCGCAACCAGGGGCGCGCCAAGCGCTGCTAGCATTCGTCGTGCGGCCATGTCACAATCCTTCCAGAAATTTGCAGACGCGGCCAAATTGCCGAAAACATTGGATGCCAGAATTCAATGGCTGCAGACTGCGGCCCAGACTGAGCGCCAATTTGACCAGGAAAGCCAATAAATGACCGCACTCTCAATCCAGCCCTCTTACCCAATCTTCACCGATACGGCGGGCCAGCCGCTGGACAATGGCTACATCTGGATTGGCGCGGTCAATCTTGCTCCGCAGACCAACCCGATCAGCATCTATTGGGACGCCGCGCTAACGCAGGCAGCAGCGCAGCCACTGCGCACATCTGGTGGCTATATTTTCAATGCCGGCACGCCAGCAGTAATCTACGCGGACAGCGATTACAGCATCTTGGTTCAAAACGCCAAGGGCAATTCAGTCTATAGCGCCCTTGCCGCAACAGCGGCCTATGGTGGCGGGATCATCAATGCAAGTCAGGTGGTTTACGATCCGGCTGGCGCTGGGGCTGTAGCAACCACCGTCCAGGCCAAGCTGCGCGAGAGCGTGAGCGTCCAAGACTTCGGCGCTGACCCGACCGGCGGCCTGGATGCCACCACCGCCATCAACAACGCGCTCGCTGCGTCCAAGTGCGTCAGTTTCGGCGATGCTGGTGACACCTACACCATTAGCGGGACGCTGACAGTCCAGACCGGCAGCACGCTGATCTTCAACGGCGCTACTGTCACGCAGACCGTCAACCAGACGCCGATGTTCGATGTGCGCAGCACCACCGGCGTGACCATCTCAGGCGGCAACTTTGTTGGCAAGGCCGAGTCGCCGTTCACCAACACAGCGTCCTCGCTTGCTATCTGCGTTCGTGGCGCGTCAGCCACCAACCTATCGGTTCGCAACAACACGTTCACCGGGTTCTGCTACTCGCCGTTGATGGTGGCGCTTGCGGGCACGAACATTGAGTTCATCGACAACTTTATCACCGGGCCTGGCGTTGCGGTGCTGGGCGCGCCCACAGCGGGCAACCGCAACTGCACCGGCGTCACGATCCTTGGCAATGGCGTCACCATCCGCGGCAACACGATCCAAGACACAGCGCAGGGAATCATTGTTGGCCAGGAGTCCACGGACGTTGTAATCGATGGCAACATCATCAAGAACACGCTGGTCGAGCACGGCATGTACTGTGACACAGGTATCCAGCGCCTGACGATCAGCAACAACCTGATCCACGACACCTGCGGTATGGGCATGAAAGTACAGTGGTACAACGATGCTGTGCTGACGCAAGTGCCCAGCGATATGACGATCACTGGCAACGTCATCGAGAACACCGGCACGGCAGCGCCCTTCATCAGCGGCGACGGCATCTTGGTGTACAACTCGGCACCGGCAACCGTAGGGACGCTGTCGGCGGTTACAGCAGCCAACCCGGCGGTGTTCACCACCGTAGCGGCGCATGGTCTTGTCGCTGGCAGCATCATAAGCATCAACGGCGTGGTGGGTATGATTGACGCCGCAAGCGCAGTCGCCAACACAGTCAACGACACGTTTGTTGTGTCTGCAACATCGTTGGGGGCCAATACTTTTACCGTCACCAATTACACAAACAGCACGCTGAACACTACCGGTTGGACTGCTTGGACCAGCGGTGGCACGGTCACCAAAGCGCTGTACGGCAACAACGTCACCATCACCGGCAATTCCGTCCGCAACATTGACCAAGACGGCATCAGCCTGCGATACGTCAGCAATGCGGTGGTCGCCGACAACGTGATCGACACTTGCGGGCGCAACGGCCTGTACGGGCTGTACGTTGCTAACGTAGATTTCCTGAACAACAACGTCTCCAACGTCCAGTACAACGGCGTTGCGGTGTTTGCTCCGTTGCAGTCTTGCCGGGTCAGGAACAACACGCTTATCAGCCCAGGGCTGGCCGGCGTACCAACCAGCGGCGGCAACTCTGGAATCTTGCTCGACAGCAACGGCGGCGTTGACTGCTCGTACAACACCGTCATTGGCGAGGCCACATCAGCCCAAATGCTGTACGGCATTCAATTGGCCTCGGGTGACAAGCGCCAGTATGTGATGGATCGCAACAACATCCAGCGGGCATCGAGTGCAGGCATTGCGCTTTGGAACGACACCCCCAACGGCTACGCGCTGCGGTCGCTGCTCAACAACATCAGCGCATCTGCTACTGGCGTCAACACCTACACAGGCATACCAACCGCAACGCCAGGCCGCGGCACATCTCAACGGGACTTCTTCGGGGACGCTGCGCCTGTTAGCGGCGCATGGATTCAGGGCGACAAGGTCTGGGCGCAGTTCCCGGTCTTGGATGGGCCGATTGGATGGGTCAATCTAGTGGGCGGTTCGCCTGGAACCTGGGCGGCGTTTGGAGCCGGTTCGTCTGGCCCAGGAGGCACGGGGACTTTTGCAACAGTCACCGCCAGCAGCAAGATTCTGGTGGGCGCTACAACCAGCGCATTTGCCTATGGCTCGCAGTTGTACGGTTCTGCCACCAACGGATCTTCCAACGCTTTCCAATGGCAATACTCGGCAAACGCTACCGCCGCAACGTATTTGTTTGTCAAGACAAGAGGCGCAACTGCCACCGCTGTTGATCTGGTGGTCAACGGGGACGATCTGGGGAGTTTGGCTTTCTGCGGCACCAATGGCGCTGCAGTCTGCACCACCGGCTTGGTGTACGCCAAGATTGCAGGCGTTGCGTCTTTAACCAGTCTGCCGACAAGCCTTGGGTTCAGCACCACGCCGACAGGCGCAATCGCCGCATCCACCCGGATGCTGATTGACCCTGACGGTTCTGTCAACGTCTACGCCAACGTCAAGGTCAACCAGCTTTCGGCAATTCCTGCTGGCGGGTCTACGACGCAAGCACTGAATTTCTCCAGCACTGCCAACTTCGGTATCTTCTACGGGTCTGGTGCGCCTACGTTGTCTGCTGCTCAGGGCTCGCTCTATCTGCGCTCGGACGGCACCACCACCAATAACCGGATGTACGTCAACACCACCGGCTCGACCACCTGGACAGCGGTCACCACCGCCGCATAATTTAGTTATCATCACGCCAAAGGAACAAGCAAAATGGCAGACTCAAAAATCAGCGCCCTCCCGGCAAGTACCACACCCCTAGCGGGCACCGAGGTTCTGCCGATTGTGCAAAGCACGACCACCAAGCAGGTCTCGGTGGCCAACCTGACCGCTGGGCGGGCGGTGAGTGCTTTGAGCCTCACTTCGACCACAACGCTTGGTGTCACAGGCGTCTCAACCCTGACTGGCGGCGCAGTGATCCAAGGCCTGACCGTGGGGCTGGGGGCTAATGCAGTTGCTACTAATACTGCGGTTGGTGTTAATGCGCTAAGTAGTGGTAGCTTGAGTGGGGGTAGCAATGCTGCGGTAGGTTACGCGGCCTTAACAAATAACACGACAGGCAGCAACAACACTGCTAGCGGATATCAAACACTTGCTGCCAACACCACAGGCGAAAACAACACTGCTATTGGACTTCGAGCACTCTACGCCAACACCACAGGCGATAACAACACTGCTAATGGATATAGAGCACTCTACGCCAACACCACAGGCACTTACAACACTGCTAATGGGCGTCAAGCACTCTACGCCAACACCACAGGCACTAGCAACATTGCTTTAGGCCAAGGTGCAGGCAACGCACTAACCACAGGCAACAACAACACGATCATAGGATCAGTTGCCGGGACTGCTGGCCTTAGCGATACTGTGATCATTGCTGCGGGTGCTGCTGAGCGGATGCGGATTGATAGCTCGGGGGTCATTTCCTACACCGGCTCTTTGACTGTATCCGCATACACTGAGACCATAGTAGCCAGCGGCACAGTAGGATCGACAGCGACCCTGGCAATCACTGCCGGTACTGTACTTACTGCTACGCTAACCAGTGCTACGGCATGTACGTTCACAATGCCAACGGCTACTGCGGGCAAGTCATTCATCTTGCTGCTCAAGCAACCAGCATCCGGTACAGCAACCACGGCAACATTTACCAGTGTGAAGTGGAACTCCTCCGGCGCACCAACCATCACTGCCACCGTGGGCAAGATGGACATTTTGACGTTTGTCGCTGACGGCACAAACTGGTACGGCTCATACTCACAAGGGTACACACCATGACCTCATTCATCTGGACTATTAACGATCTTGAGCGCACCACTGCGGATGGGTTCGTCATCCTGGCAAAGTTTGGTTGCACGGCCAGTGACGGTGTGAACACTACAGGGATGACCAGCGCAGCCTGCTGGACTCAAGACCCTGATAAGCCAATCATCCCCTACGATGACCTGACTGAAGAGATCGTGCTGGGCTGGGTCAAGGAAGCCGCACCTAATACAGAAGCCAATCTTCAAGTCACGCTTGATCTGTTGGCGGCTCCTACTCAGGCTGCTGGAATGCCTTGGGGGGCATAATGTTCGCAGCAATCAATGCTTTCTTGACGGGCGGCGCTTCCGAAGCCAAGGACCCCTACTGGGCCAACGTCTCCATGCTCCTGCACGGGGATGGGGTCAACGCCGCACAGAACAACACGTTCCTAGACGGCAGCACCAACAACTTTACCGTCACCCGCAACGGCAACACGACCCAAGGTTCGTTCAATCCGTTTACCCCTGTCTACCCCTATGCCGTCGCCACTAACGGTGGGTCTGGGTACTTTGATGGGACGGGGGATGGTCTTACTGTTCCTGCCAATATTGCGCTTAGATTGGGGCTTGGTGACTTTACCATTGAGTGCTGGATGTTTGGTGGATCTAGTGTTTCTACGGGTACTTTAATTGGGCAAAACGATAATAGTGGGGTTGCTCCTTCGTTTCAAATTAGCCGGGGCGCTACCGGAATAATAAACGCAACTATATACATAGCTAATACTCCTTATCAAGTAACAAGTTCCACATCATCTTCTACTGCTTGGAATCACGTTGCTTTTGTTAGAAATAGTAACAACATACGAGTTTACCTTAATGGCGTGCAAAACAACGCAGCGTTGGCAGTTGTAGGATCTGTAGACTTAGCCACAGGATCAGTCGGCGTCGGGCGATGGGGTGATAGTGGTAGTCAATTTACAGGGTATATTTCCAATGCCCGTATGGTTATCGGCACCTGCCTCTACCCCAGCGGCACGACCTTCACACCCCCCACAGCGCCACTGACCGCAGTCACGAACACTGCACTGCTGCTGGGCATGAGCAACGCAGCCATCTTTGACAACGCGATACTCAATAACCTTGAGACGGTGGGGAATTCTCAAATTAGTACCAGCACATTTAAGTATGGTACTGGGGCTTTGAAGTTTGGTGGTACTGCCACAGACTACATGCCTACTCGTAAAACGTCTGCTCTTACGTTGGGTAGTAGCGATTTTACTATTGAATGTTGGGTTAACTTCGCGTCAGCTACCGCCAACGGATATTTTGCTGGCGACTACGACGGAACCACTACATATAATTTTTATCTTTGGGCAAATTCTGGCGTACTGACTTGCAGTTGGAGGCAACTTGGCGCTGGAAATAAATCTTGTGTTAGCACTGCTGGCGCATTAACTATAAACACTTGGATTCATATTGCCTTTGTTAGAGATGGCAATACAAATCGTCAATATATCAACGGCGTACAAAACGGAACAATAGATGTTACTGGGTTAACAGCGGATACTAATGCTAGCCCTATGGTTATTGGTAATCTTGGGTCTGCTCCTCTTGCCCCATATTTCAACGGCTACATAGACGACTTCCGCTTCACCAAGGGCATCTGCCGCTATCCTAGTGGGACCACGTTCACCCCGCCGACTGCTGCGTTCCCTAACTCGGGGCCGTGATGGGAATGCCTTCACTCCCAGAAGACAAAGCCAACCACTTCTTCTATGGCAGCTTGATCTTCCTAGCCGCCCTAGCGATCTTCCGCCGCCCTGACGCTGCCTACGGCCTCGTGGTGCTAGCCGCAGTGGGCAAGGAAGTGCTCGACTGGCTATCTAACCAACGTGCTATCAGAGCAGGCTTGACGCCCACGCACGGAGTAGAATGGCTTGATGCCCTAGCAACCTGCGCTGGCGGCGCGGTGCCACTGCTCGCAAGGATGATCTGATGGATTCGCAACACCTGATCGACATTGGCCTTGCTACCGCTTGCGCGGTTACCGGCTGGTTTGCAAGGGAGTTGTGGTCAGCGGTCAAGGAGTTGAAAGCTGACCTGACCCGCCTGTCGGTCGAGCTACCCAAGACCTATGTGACGCGGGACGACTACAGATCGGACCTCAAAGAGATCCGCGACCTGCTGGGGCGCATCTTCGACAAGCTCGACGGCAAAGTAGATCGCTCATAGCAGCGCCGAAATCCCCACAGTCACCATCTCGCTGCGCAGCTTGCTAGGGTTGGTCTTCGCCATCACCCGCAACGCCACCGCAGCAAACGTCTCGATGCCGGCCCAGGCATCCTCCAAGTGCGGATCATTGAGCGCCAGGATGTGCGCTCGGATGGTCAGGACGTCGGCCATGTAGGCCTCGCGGATGGCGTCTATCGCCGCTTTAGTTGGTCGCATGGGAAGTCCACTAGTTGCCATACTGAATTCGGTGCGTTGATCCTAAACGGTTTGGCGATCCGACGCGGCGC